TTCACGCACTATCTCTGACCAATCCATGTGTCGCCAACGGTTGCAGTAAACCATCTCAGCTTTATTGTTTAGGATAGTAAGTACCGTATAATCATCCGCCCTACCTATATCAATACCAGCGTAATATTTACCTGTGAGTTCAGGTTCAAGAGTAATTTTTACATCCTTAAACATTCCAGCACCACCATCAATAAACTCAGCTAAGTATTCTTGTCTGAATACATGATCCGGTAAAGTTGCCCTTGCATCATCTATTTCAGTTGGGTTAATCATTGGATTATCGTATGAAGTCATAGTGAAAGACTTGTACTGAGGATTGTACCCATCCAACTGGTAAAGTTTGTAAAAGTGATTTCGACCTTTTGGAGTTGAAATAAGTAAAACCTTTTTACCCTTAACAATTACGGTTGCCCTTAATACTTCAGTCCATGATTGCTCACTCATAAATGCAAACTCATCACAAACCAAATACTCAAAAGTAAATCCACGAATATTATCGTATCGTTCAGCACTAAAGAACTGAATCGTACTACCGGAAGCATATTCAAGTAATAACTCACTTCGGTTAACTGTTTTGTAAATCTCAGGTCGCTTTGCAAACGCTTTATAAACCTCATCAAATACTTTCTTACATTGCTTATACGTAGGTGATACCCAAGCGCATTTAATACCCTTATTGTTCAATGCCCAATAAAGTAATTGATTGCTGGCAAGTAATGTCTTGCCAAACTGTCTACCGATGTTCAGAATGTAATATTTCTCACTCCCCCAATTGATGGAGTTGTGAATCATCATCTGCTTCTGGTGTGGTGTGTATAGTATCGCTTTTGCCAAAGTCTGCTCTAAATAACATGTTACCTCGTATCTCTAAATTGTTCTGCTCTATGTAGCCTCGCTTTTTGCCTTTGCACTTTAAAAAGAATATTGTTGAAAGTGGATTACCTTTTGCAATTTGTTTTAATAACTGACTTTCTGCAAAGTCCAAGGCTGCATTTTCCATATCCTTTACTGCTCTTCTATATTCTTTATCCTCTTTCATCCATCGGTAATGCGTGTCCCTCGATATATTCATTGCCTTACAACTTGCTGTCACATTACCTAAGTTTAATTCTAAGGCTTGAATCATTTTGTCTTTGAAGTTATCAGGTAGCATAAAGTCCCTCCTCTTTTAAATGGTCTATTAATGTTTCAATGATCATGTGAACGCAACCGCCACAGTTACCAGTTGGTGGATGTCCGATGTCATGATACAATTCACGTAGTTGTTTAATCGTTTCGTTTGGTGGTAATATGCTTTTAAATTCATCATACACCTTTAAATAATGTTTAAATCCTTCCAATCGCTTACGTTGTTCTATTGTCATAGTATTTTAATTAATCTTAAAATGTGAAACAATAATGATGCTATCAACCCGGCAGTTAATCCTTTTAAAACAGCCAAGTAAATTACCTCACCATGATACAATTCATTTGCCATCACTCCCCAAAACGATAAGCACAATTCACAGTCAAATGGTTTTATACTTCGTTTTTTAAATGCCCATTTAAACCGCTGAGGGATTCCTGTAAAGTGTACCCAGCATAAGGCTGATAATATTATGTATAGATTATTGATTAGCATTTAAATAATATATTCGTTCATTTATTATTTTAATTAAAAAATAAAATTCATCAAAAGTCAAATTACTTTTATAATATAAACTCAATAATAATATTTCAATTTCATTTTCAGACATCAATAAGTCTTATGTGGTTTGATTGAATATTTTTCTTTAATTCTTGCCATTGCATTATTTATTTGACCTTCATTAAAAAGCATATACTGCGAAAACAACTGGAACATTTCAATAAACTTTTCATCAAGTTCGTGCATCAAGTTGTTTCTTTGAACATTTAAATCACATGCCTTTTTTAGTATGTTATAAAGTTCTTCAGTACCATTATATTTATTATGGAATTGTTCAAATGACATTCTACGAATTTCATAAAGTGCCTCTTGATTATTCCACATCTTTAAATCAACAGTTATTAATTTGTCTGTTAGTGTTCCGGGTGTTTCCATTATATTGTTTTTAAACCATCTGTTTCAAAATAATTCTTTAAATGTGGATTTCTAACTGAAGTATGCACAGTAACATTTTTATTTAATGATGGCATTGATTGAAGTAAGCAAACAAAAGCCGAACTAATAACATGACATTCTTTTGCGTTTTCAATAACTTTTAATGTATCAAACAAAGGAATATTTTTAGGTATTCTAACTCTTGGTAATGCTGGTAATTTATCTTCAGGTATTCTATATCCTCTTTCATGGTCATCATGTACAAATACGTATTCACCAACTGAAGATATTAAACTATTATAAACTTCATTTTCTTTTTCGTAATCTCTCATAATCATAAATTTCTTACGAATTGATTTATCATATTTTTTGTTTATAAAAAAGGCATCATCACCTATTTGGTCATATAAAGCATAACCTTCTTGGTCAAGATGAAAATCCTCTTTATCTCCAACAAAATTATCTATTGCATTGCCTATCTCATATTCATTGCTTATTTCTAATAATGCAAATTTTTTTAGGTCATCATACATGCGCCTAACATTTTCGGCATTGTGTTTATAACACAAAAGATATATAGTTTTATACTTTCTATAATCTCTTTTGTAAATATGTCTTACAAGACCATTATGGACAATCATATCGCCCATTCCTAAGTGATGTGAAATTAGTTTATTCATGCCAGTAAAAAATTGATTTATATTTTGATTCTATTTGTTTATACTCTTCTTTATATTCATCGTAACTGCAAAGAAACTTTAACATTGGTGCTTCATACCATCCGGCTGATCCAATATGTCCGCAAGTATCGTTTGTTTGTCTATATCTCTCATTTACATTTGGTAATGGTTCATCTTTCCAAGTGTTTTTATAACCACTTAAAAACGTATTCGGCATTCCTAAAATGTAATGCTGAAGTATTGAATCAGTACCTGATTGAGCAAATTTTGGATATAATTTTTGATTTAAAACTGTTTGGTCTTGCCCTTTGTCATGTAAACTATACCCAGTTTTTAAATCATTAAATTCATGGAAATAATTTTTAATGTGATATGATATTCCAATCATTCCACCCATCATAGGTATATTATGACTTATTGAATCGGTGATAGCGTGTAATGCTTTTGGACTTTCAATCCATTCACCTACCATTTGCGCTTCACGATAAGTCAAAGGTGAATCAGTATCTCTGCAAATAACATGAGTAACCCCATCAACCCATATAGGCTTTACTCTCCATAACATCGCTTCACATAAAGGGGCAGATTCATTAACGTAAAAAGAAACATTAAATCTTTTCATCATGTTAAATAAATCCTCAAACTGATTCCATGTTTCGTTATCTGTATTTACAAATACTTTCCAATCAGGATAAAGAACTCGAGCAAGTCTAATGTTAATCCATAAGCCACGTAAATAAGAATTGAACTCAAAACAGTTCGCTGGTGTTGCTCTGCCATAACCAAATAAACTATATGATATTACTTTCATTTGTTAACTATGTATTTATAGTGATACAATACTTTATCAATGTAAACTTCTTTTTTTAATAAACCGCTTTCAAATATTTGAGTTGCCCAGTCAGTATCTTCTCCAAAGTTAATTTCTTTAAACTTAAATTGTTTTGCTATACTCGATTTAATGCAGTTTAAATGGTTTGGGTAACGTTCATACTTTATTTCATTTGTTGTAGTTGCATAAGATGAATATTTAACCGAATGCTCAAACAGTTCCGGATTGCTTCCGTTCCAAGTAATAACACCACGTAAAGAAACGCAGTCAGGCTTTGATTTAATTGCATTCATTAAAGTATCAATGTAATCACTACTTACCTCATCATCATCATCAATAAAGGCAATATATTTACCTTTTGATTTTTCAATTAAATTGTTTCTTTTTTCGCCAATTGTTTTACTTGAATTATCTATTACAATTTCAATATCATTTTTAAAAACTGATTTTAATATTTGAGATTGTAATTGAACATAAACATTTTCAAACATTTCACGCCTGTCATGTATTGTTGGTATTAGTAAACTTAAAATCATAATCCAAACTTTATTAATCTACGTTTATTTAAAGTATCTCTATCCTTTGATTGTTTATCAATTGTCATGTTCATAGCATAGTTAGAATCCCAGTTACCTTTTGAATATGCTGGATGCTCATGGTTAAATATGTGTGTACCTACATATCTATAACATAATCTTAACTTAGCAACATCTTGCGCTTCATCATCACAGCACTCAGTTAAATATTCAGGATTGTAAATGTAATTATCACGCTTGTAATATTCACGCCCTATAATTGACATGGTGGCAAGGTCATATCTATTGCCATCCGGGAAGTGTACAAATAAATCAGTATTTTGAACAAATGCTTCTAATATGTCCAAATCAAAATCTTGCTTTATAAATACTTGGTCATCTGATACGTTGACCAATATATCCCACCACCTATCAACTAAGTCCATATCTCTATTTATCGCATCAATCTTATTCTTTGAAGTTCCGATAATCTTCTCATGCTCGGCACTAATCAACTTAAAATATTCGGCAAGCGTAGGATCATCTTCATCCAAGCTTATCTGAATGAAGTAATCAGTCTTACCACTCATGTTGCTTACAATTGAATCAATTGTTTTCTTTAGCCTCATCGGTCTGCTTCTCGATGTTGCTTTGAACATTATTGTCATGCTTCTTCTTTTTAAATTTAAAATACTTTGATCCAAAAAATATCAATAAAGCCATTGTGTTTAAAAAACCAACAACAGCAAAAAAGTTTACAAATAATCTAATCATGGTTTAAAAGGTTTAAAATAATTATGTTCAGTCAATTCACGTTGAAATACTTTAAAGTTATGATGGTAGTTACTTTGCTTTTGAAAATCGGTTACGCTTGATTCAATTTTCTTTCTGCTATAATCGTGAGCAAATAAATACTCAGGCAATTTATCCGGCATCAAGTAAGGTGCTGAGTTCAATCCATGCTTGTATATTCGATTACTCCACCCGGCATGCTCAAACCCCCATCCCGAATATTCTTTATCCATATATCCAATTGTATTCAATGCTGTTTTAGTCAAGGCCATAAATACTCCACCGCATTCTTTAAATGTCCTTATGCCTACATGCTTTTGAGTTTCCAATGGTTGATGTGATTCGTTCAAATAAAGAAAATGATTCTCACCAGTATAATCAAAACAATCAATCACGTAATCAAGCCAGTCCTTATGCACCGGGTAACAGTCATCATCAAATAAAAAAATGTAGCTGTTATTCATCAAGTTGTATAGGCACATGTTTTTAGAATAAGCAACCCCACGAAACGTTTTATCATTATGCACGTAAAGATTTGCCACCTTAGTATTTCGTTTAAGATTCGACAAACATTCTTTGAGCAAATGTTCCCTGTTCGGTGTAGTTGTTATGCCTATCCCTACATTCATTTAATTAAATCTAAATAAGTTTGATACCTTGTCAATGCCCACTCTTTTGCATCAAATTCTTTCTCACAATATTCTTTTAAGTTGTTTGCCAAGTCCTCACGCTGTCTTGGATTGTTCAATAAATTCTTTATCGCTTTGTACCATCCTTTTTTATTATCGTAACCTTCAATCTTGTAAAACGTGTTATCAGGA